GATGCGTCAATAGTGAATCTGTTTATTGCCATATCGGTTGTCTTTATCTTAAATAGAAAAACACAGCCCTCCACAAGTTAATGCAGAGGACTGTTTTCTCAGTGCTTGCCTGAAGGTCTTGGTGGCTTCTGGGGTGCTGAGCCTCCCATTGCGCTTCCCATTGCAACGAGTGCCTTTTCCTGCATTGCGAGATGTTCCCTTGCATCCAGCCAAAGAGCGTTCTCACTCCAGAAGGCAAATTCGAATTCGTCAAGGTTCCAAACATCAAGCTGTGGAAAATACCTCGCTATCAAGATGAACCTCTGGCGGTATCCGTCGTTGTCGATTTTTACATCCTTCAGGCTTTCGATAAATTTACGACCTTCGCGCTGCGGGCCTCAATCAGGATGGACAGCTGGGGCATCAGACCCATCAGGAACAGGTCATCGTCGGTCAGCAGCTCCTTGTCACCATCAACGAAGCAGTCCTTTGCCAGGTTCTGCTGGGCGATAATTGAGTTGGCAGAGTTGGTCATCATGAATTTAGAGAAGGCCTTCATATCGGGGCTCTTCATATAGGCAACGTAATATGGTTTCTCACCAATCTCCTCGTTGCCAGCCACGATGATGGGGATGACGCGCTTCAGCTTGTGCTGGGCAATCAGTTCCTTACTCTTAGCCTCTACGGTTGCCAGAACTTCGCTGGGAACCATCAATTCGTTCTCGTTCATAATCTAAAATTTTAAATTTGACATGTTTGGTAATTCATCTTTAAATAGGCAGCGTGAAAATCCTGCTGTTTATTAAATACAAAAAAAGAAGGCTTCCCGTTCTGGGAAACCTTCCAATCCAATTACCAAACCCAGGCCGTTACGCACCTGCGTAAAGCTCAGCCGAACGGTCTGTCTGTGCGGAAGCGTCCGTGTAGATACGATACGGATGCAAGTCGTAGGACTTGGTAATATTCGTATCGTTCTGGTTAGCCTCCATACCGTCCTCGGAGAAGAAGCAGCCTGCAAGGGTTACGGTCTCCTCTGGGGTGTTCTGCATGATGTCGCTGATCCAGCTTACAACCAGGTCGAACTCACCCAGGCCCATCAGAGTCTTAGTAGTGTTCGAATCCAGGTTACGGAGCTGTATCATCGTACCAACGTCAAGGGTGATGGATGCACTGATTTCGTTGTTACCGAAACCGCGAGTGCGGGGCTGGCCACCAAGACCGTAGTTAGTCTCTACGGTACGGGCTGCGTTCCAGCTGATAGCGGTACAGTTAACGAAAAGATCCTCTCCCAAAGCGGCAGCCTGGAGCTCAATCATACTCCAGCTGCAAGCAACGTGATTAATCTGTGGCATATTCTTTCAGTTTTTTAGGGTTATTACCTTGTGCTGAGCGTGAAGTGACCGGTAACCTTGATCATGCGTGCCTCAGCTACAGGAACGATTCCATAGTCGATCAGCAGCTCATGTGTCTCGATCACATTCTGATTAGCATCAATGTCAACTGTACGTCCGCTGATCTGAGCGTTGGTAGTGCCAGGATCAACCATGCCCTCGTCAATCGCGCCTACAACATCGTTCTTGATGGTGGTCAGCGTGTTTGCACTCAGGAGGCCGGTAGTGGCATTTGCCTTCAGAGGAGCGTTAGTGTACTTCAGCAGAGCCATACGAATCAGACGGCGTGTCTTGGACATCGTGCGGCAACGAGAGATAGACTCATAATCACCAGTGGTCAGAGTCGAGTCGCTTGAGAAGAAGGTGCCATTCTCAAAACCGTCGTAGTTAGTGAGGATGTTGTAGCCCTTCTCAACCAGCTGGGTGCTGCGCTTGGTGTAGCTGAGCGTATCGATGTTGGTGAACGATGCGTTGGCTGCCCATGCGGGAGTAGCACCAGAGGTAACAGCGAGGTTTCCGAAACCAAGCTCAACGGCCTGGCAGAAGTTGTACAGGTTGAAGTTCTGAACCCAGCCCATAGAGCACTCAACGGGAGCAACGGCGAGGACACCCATAGCCAGACCGATGTTACCAACGGGGCACTGATGAGTGTTAAGCAGCTGCATAGCGTGGATTGCGTCTGAGCTCTCCTGACCAAGCATCAGAGACACGTAAGGCATCTCAGCGATTGCATTGGGAAGAGTAGCAAGGTTGATCTCTACAACAGGAGTCTCGCCAGTGATGTAGCCTGGGTTAGCGTTGATGAGGATGGAAGCCTGGGCATTACCGTCGTAGTTGATGTAGTTGCTGCCCTTCTTGACGATGCGGCCACCAAGCTTCTCAGCTACGGTCTGGACGTTAGCTACCCAGTCGTTGATTGCCAATGAATCATTGACCTTCTTGAACAGTTCCTTCTCAGTCCAAAGACCAATCTGGAAACAGAGGCCCTTTGCAGCTACCTGGAGATCTTCGATTGCGTCGAAGTTAGAGGTACAGTCAGCGAACATAATGAACAGACGCTGGCCTTCACCTGCAACGGCAAAGAATTTTGCGATATGGTAGTAAGGTACACCGTTCATGAAGGCTGTAACCCCCTCCTCGATTCCTAGTTCTGCCAGATCATCAACTGAGTTGACCTCAACAACCTGACGGTTGCCAAGCTTCTCCTGGGCAGTAGTGAATCCAGTGAACGGATTAGTACGACCACCAATATCGAACACAAGACCACCGATATTCTCAGCGGGGACGGTGTTGCTGGAAACGAACCCATCAATAAGCGTAGTGAAAACGCCACCATGTTTTTGTGCCATATTGTTCCTTTTTTAATTATTTGTGATACTTGTTCTTGTAAAGCTTAGCCTTACCTCTCACAGTGTCTGGGGTGTTGACTGTGTAAACGCCTCCCTTTGAATCGATGTAAAGCTCAGCGTACTGGGGATACATCTTGAGGATCTTGTCTACACGGGCCTCTTCCTCTGCGTTTGGCTTGGCCTTCTCTTCTTTCTTGGAAGCCGGAGCAGAACCCTTCTTCTCAACCTCTGGGGTCTCAGGAGCTTTGGTCTCCTCTTCATCTTTAGGAGCCTCTTCCTTGGTGTTCTCTACTTCAGGAGCGTTGTCCTTCGGAGTTTTAACCTCTGGGGTCTCAGGAGCTTTGGTCTCCTGCTCGATTTCCTTGTTTGATTTATTACGTGCCATACTCTTAATTCGGTTTGGTTTTTAATAAGAAAGCGGAGGAGAGCGTTTCCCCTCCGCTTTTACTAATTGGATTCAACTCCGCTTAGGATACGACCTTTACGTAGTAGGTCTTGCCAGAGGCAGGAGTCGTGTCAGTTGTCAGAGTGTAGACGTATGAGCCCTCAGAACCGCTTCGCTCATACCAGCCTTCCTCCTTAGGATTCTTGCCAGTAGTGCTTGAAACGGCACTGTAGCTGACAGTTGCGCTGGAAACGTAGGGGGTCCAGATAACGATCTCACCAGGACGAACGATGTTAACGTCAACCTTGAGCAACATCTTGAAGAAGTACAGCTCAGAGTTAGCCTGGAGCTTTTCGATCTGGAGCACGTTCTCGTCAGAAGCATAGTCAACGGCCATCCAGAGGTTAGAATCCATACCGTTTGTGAACACACCACCAACGATGGTGTCCTTAGGCAGAGCGTTCAGGGTGATGATGCGCTTACCCTTGAAGCGGTACTGGTTCATCTCAGTGTTGTCCGTGTACTTCACGGTCTTGTCGGTCAGGTACTGGTCGTACAGATCCCAGCTGTTCTGGTCCATAACGAACACGAACGAAGCCTTCTTGCGGATCTTGGTAGGAGTCTTGCGCCACATAGCACGGAGAGCAGCCTCAACGTCCTGACCAGTGGTGAATGCGGTAGTACCAGCGATAACGACCTTCTTGGGATCCTTGTCACCGTCCAGGCCGATGTTGTTGTCCAACATGCGCTTGATAGCACCGTCGAAGTACTTCATAGGACCAGCCTCTACGTCGCCGCCTACGTCCTCGTAGTCGTCGCCAGTAGGAGTCGTGATCTTAGAAGCGGAAGCGCCACCCTTGGCAGACATCCAGATGCTGTAGTCGATGTACTCGTTCTTGTTCTCCATGAGCAGACGAACCATCGTAGCCTGGATCTTCGGATCCAACTCGCGGAACACCAGGTTGCCTGTGGGCTGGAACCACTTGTAGTACTTCTCGAAGTCGCGTGGGTTGAACTCGAAGTACACCATGAAGTCCTGAGGCTCCAGGTAACGCTCCGTGAACTTGTACTTACCAGTGTCGTTGCCGCTCTGGTCAGCATTGGGGGTTGCAACATGGTCCTGGATGATCTTGCCCAACTGTACGAGGGGCAGAGTGTACTTCATCTGGACACCGGTCTTAATGTGAATCAGGCCCTCTTTGTAGGTCTCATTCTCGGATGCAGTGTAAACAAGCAGGTCCTGAAGGAACTCACCAGTGTACTGGTTGTCCTTGAACTGGAATGCACTTGCATTTACCTCAATTCCATTCTTTGCCATAGTTATATTTCTTATTTAAGTTACTGTTTCAGTTGATTAGCCCAGGTCCTCGATGGTCTTGAACTTGAAGTCAGGCACCAGCTCGTCCACCTTAGCCTTGATCTTCTCTTCCTCGGTCAACTGACCTTCCTTAGCCTCCTTCTTGTTCGCGGGATCTTCAGCGATCTTAGAAGAGATAGGAGCAACGGCCTTGATACCGTCCAGAGATGCCTTAACCATATCAAAGTTCTGCTCAGCCATTGCGACCCAGCTGTCCTTTGCCTCGGCAGAGATCTTACCCTCAGCGATAGCACCGTCAACCAAAGCGTTGATAGCGTTCTTCTTCTCCTCAGCCTCCTTGTCCTTGTAGACCTTCAGCTCGGCGTTGAGAGTGTCAATAGACTTCTGAAGGTTAGCACTGTTGGTCTTTTCGGCCTCATGCTGAATCTTCAGGTTGTTCAGTTCATTCTTAACTGTCTCCAGTTCCTCGTTTGACTTCTTGTACTTCGCCTCAAGCTCCTTGAGCTGGATGATAGAAGCGGTCACCTTGTCAAGCGAAACCTCGCCCTGGATACCCAGCTGCGAAGCGACTACTTTCAGTTCTTCCATGTTCTTTTTTATTTGTGAGTTAATAATGTCCTTACCTTTCGGCTCTTTATCTGAAATAGCCGATTTAGGCTCAGGTTGGTAATTTTCCTGGTTTGCGAGGCTCATGATGGCCTGGATAGCCATCTTGTCCGTGAGTCCCTTGATGGATGCGGCAATCATGTTCTTCACGGTCTGTGGTGTCTCGATAACGTGGTCTGCGGGAATGAATCCCTGCTCAACCGCCATCTCAGCAGACAGCCATGTTCCGTCACAGCCTTCCTTGCCGTCCATGATCTCCTTAACCTTGTCCTCAGAGAATCCGAAACGCTTACAGTAGACAGTAGTGAGCTGCTTCTTGAAGGCCTCGATAATCTGCTGGTTGTTGGGATCATCCATGTCGGCTCCCATCCAGGGGTTGTGGATCATTACGATTGAGTAGTCGGCCATGTAGAGCTTCTGACCTGCTGCCCAGATAATTGAACCCATTGAAGCTGCGATACCTGCTACCTGGGTGATAGTTGGAATCTTGCAGTCGAGAACCTTTGCGAACACCTTCATGCCCTCAACGACATTGCCACCAACGGAGTTGATGAGAATGCGGATTTCAGAAGGCTGGACATAGTTCTCGATGTACTCCAGCTCCTCAACGAAGCGGTCACAGCTCCACCAGTCAACGTCGTCAAAAAACGTCATGGTGGCAGGTTTACCCTTCTCAAGGGCACCTTTTACAAGCTTTAAATCCTTAATGTCCATATCTTGCTGTTTTTCTTAGAAATAGCGGATGTCATAAATTTTGCGTTGATTTCTTGCAAATATTCGGTGTTTTAGGCACTTATTCGCCATCATCAACCGGTAAATTCTCGATGTCGCTGGTGTCTGACTCATTCACAAGTTCCTCTTCTCCACCAATAGGCATCTCCCAGTCCTCAATAGTAGGCTCTGTTGGTTCTGGAAGCGGCTTTCCGTCTGACATGATGAACTTAGAGTGGTCCTTATGAAGCTCAGGATGGTCGAAATTGGTGTGCCCAGTATTGCCATAGTCCTCCTTCCAGTCTGAGTGATTGGTGTATGGCGGGAATACAAGGTGAACCTCCTTCATCATCCTGGTGGCGTTGATTGTCTCTTCCCTGAACCAGACCTCATAGGTAATCCAACATGGCTGCAAGGAATCATCAAAACTCTCCAGCGGGTCTATATATTTAAGGTTCACGCGCTCGTTAAGGGCTGGGTAGTTAACCTTAAGTTCCTGGATGTACTGGTTAATGAGCTGTGCAACAAACTCAACCTCAGACTCCCTGTACTCCTTGATATTTCCTTCCTCGTCAAAGGTATCCGGATCCTGGTTGTTAAGCCTGTTCATCACAAACTTAATCTGCATATCAGCACGGCCTTCATTGATACGCTGCTGCTGGACAAGGTATCTCCAGTTTGTGAATTCAACAAAAGCAGCTGGGAAGGCAAGCTCATATTCGGTATTGCCACCCTTCCTCACGATACGCTCAAACTGACCGCGATTCCTCATGACGGTCTTGAATATCTTCTCACTGTTAGGATCATAGTAATCCCAGCGTACCTGCTCAAGAATCTCCTTGATGGCATGATACACGGCAATCTGACCGTTCTTCGGTATCTGAATCTGCTCAGGAACAAGCGGCTCCTGGTGCTGATCCTGGTTCTGGTTTTTATTTTTACTTACTATCATACTATTGGTGTGAATAAAAGTCCAAACATATCTATTTCAAATGCCAGCCACGCATATTCCCTAACAACAGAAGAGTGACCCATAAACTGTCTTTGCGGAACCTCATGATTCCTTGCCATCACATTCCTGGCACCGAAGTATTTTGGGTCGTTATGGATTCCGGCATACACAAAGCCCTTGTGCCTTCTTGAACCGACATAAACGGTGGGGTCAATAATTACCTTACCTTCATTCGGAACAGCTTTGATTGATTTTCTGAGCGTCCCAGTGTCAACAAGTATATTGCTGGGGTTTGTGCCGTGTTTTGCCCTTTGTCTTACTGTATATGGAGCAAGTGGCTTCCAGTGTTCGGAGCCTCTTGTGTTGAACCTTCTTTTTTTGAATGAATCCCTGAACACCTCAGCGGCCACCTTAGCCACATCAACCTCAAACTTAAGCTTCTGAACCTTGATTTTCCTAAAGGTTATGTCCCTTAAATGCCAAACAGCAGCATTAAGAGGAACAAATATATTATTGGTTCCGGCACGCTCTGGGAACTGGTTTACCCTACCTCTTAGCTGAGCCCTCCTCAGTTGCTCAATATCCAGGACAGCACGACCATTTTCATTTCTTGCATAACGAGACCACTTACCGGATTGCTCATATTTGCTAAATATCGTACCTTTTGGAATCTCAATACGCTGTCCCGTCTGGACATCTTGCCAGAAGGAAGGACCACTGAAATACTGCCTGGCCCTACCTCTTCCGTTTCTGGACATATTGCTGAGGAAAGTGAACTTACGAGGCATGGTAGTACTGTTTTAAGCGTTCAACATACCCAGCAAGCTTCTCCTTGTGCTCAGGCTTAACCTTGAAATAAGGATGCGACTTACTGAAAATCCTACCACACTTAGCAAGGCTCTCAGAGAACACACCGTCAATCTGCTTTGGCTTCTCAGGTGCCTTTGCAAGCACGTCTGGGATTGCCTTGTTCTGAACTGAGTTGCCAGCCTGATCCTCCAAGTAGCAACGGCAGCCCCACTCAATAGGCGGTATCATCCATTCTGGGAACATATCCCTGGGTGCCGAATAGCCTTCCAGCTGCCTGTGCCAAGGTCTAACCCTGTCATCATTCATTGTCATGTAAGTTACCCAGGTGGCGGCAGACCAAAGAACAGCCCACTTGTACGCTATCTCGGCAGCATACTGAATGTCGGCATTCTCAACAGCGGCATATCTCAGATGGTAAGTGTCGCTTATCTCCTCCAGCCTCTCCATATCCTCTGGGTCATCCATATCGAAATCCTCAGGAATATCACTGATAGCCTGGTATTCCTCACAGACTGAGAACTCAACAATATTGTCAATACCAGCTATAAGCCTGTCCCTAATATCACGGTCCTGCTGAGTAAGGTTGTTATCATCCTCAGCAGAAAGAAGCTCGGTTGCTCTTTCCTCATCCAGGTTCAGGCCCTTAAGGAGATACTGGATGCCAATTTCAGCACGAAGGCTTACCAGTTCATAGAAAGCCTCGTCCTCATCAGCACTCAGGTCAACAGCCTTCACGAAAGCCATGAACAAAGCCTTCAACCTGTTTGCGTTGGCCTCATTGTCAGCTTTCTCATCGTCTGTCAGGGCATTGTATATATTGGAGAAGTAGCCCCTGCCTTTTACTTCCCCTCCAGAAAATTTACTTTTGCGTTGGCTCCCCTGGGGTGTCCGTATCTGCGCTGGTATTCCTCATCGGACATAATGCCACGGTCATTGTCTCCCCATTCACCGTCACCATTCACTCCACCGACGCTGGTGATGTTGAACTGCTTCCCGACATGAACACCAAACTCCTTGTCGATTGTCTCAGGCTCAACCTCGTACTTGTTGGTAAGCATATCAAACAGCTTAACCTTGTTCTCAGTTGAGATTTCGATCTGGTTGGAATAGCGGAAATACACACCAGGCTTCAGGAACCCGATACGCTGGAGTGCCGGAATGATCTGCTCATTCATGACATTCTCAACATACTTACGGTTCTTCTTGATACGGGCGCGGTAAATATCCTCATGGGTCTTGGCACTTCCAGCGTATGCCTGGGTCTCACCAGCCATAGACTCGGAACCAAGAACAACGTTTGAGACTTCCTGGTTGGTCAGGTTGATAAGTCCGGTAAACACCCTTTCCGAATTGGAAACGGTGAAGGTCTTTACATCAATGGAATCATCCTGTCCGGTAACAATGATTCGCTTCTCAGTGCTCTTTGCTATGTCAGATGCCAGTTTTCTCTTGTCCTGGTCCTGCTCAGCTGGGGTCTTTGCATGGATGATGGGCTGACCATACGTGTGCGCGAATCCTATATAATTACTGAGAGTGAACTTCTTTGCAAGAACAATTGGTACGAGGTTGGCAAAATAACCAAGGCCACCAGTATTCACAAGAATATAGTTGTTCTTGTACCTGACATCCTCCAGGTCCCAGCCTGGATCCCATTCACCTTGACGCTGGACGATACGGTTCTGGTTGGGGAGGATGTTCCTGCGCTCAATGATATTCACCTCACCAAGACGCTTGACACCGTTCACCTCAATGAACTTGTCCATAATCTCGAAGCAGGTGTAACCGTAGGCCCTGGAGTCCACAATACCACGAATGATCTTCTCAAACTGCGTACCCTGGATCTTCAACGACTCCTCATCATCACGTTCCCAACCACCCTTACCGTCAGGAGTTGCCAGCATGTACCTCTCATCGGTAAGCTGGGAATCCAGTGTCTCCCTTACTGCTGCAAGGTGGGCATCCTGGGTTGCTATGCTGTCATAAAGGTCAATGAGACCCCCACGATCATCCAGTATTGTTCCGTCATTTGTATAGTTGACCGTTGACTGGTAACGGTTGTGCCTCATTACCTCAAGTACATACTCCTGGATGGTCCTTTTGTATGTCCTGTACACCGAAATCAGTGCATCGTCTCCGAAGAATGTTCCGTGCGAATTGTTCTCAGTTCTTTTTCTCATAAAACTACTTCCGTTTTCTCTTAAATAGAGGCTGAAAACCAAGTGTGTTGCCGAAAAGTGGGCGATTTTGAGAAAAACCAGTTGTCGCGTGTGCGTACATTCTTTATTATTACGCATAGGGATTTTACCCCACACAAATCCTCCAGACTCCTTATTTTTACTAAACAAAAGTTAAATAATTAACCTGGGCTGTGCATCTGTTTCTATTTCAAAACAAAAGACATTACCAAACATTTATCAAATTAATTATGGAAACAACTGATTTTTATGTACTGAAGCTCCAGTTCAAGGCTGAGGATGTCGAGACTGGTGAAATGAAGAAGCAGAAGCGCGAGTTTCTTGCTGAGTGTGTGAACTATGCTGAAGCTGAAAAGCTGGCCTACGACATCATGGAGGACCAGGGCTGGATGAAGCACGAATTCAGCAAGCCTGAGATCGTCCGCATTACCGTGAAGGATCTCCGTACCAATTCCTGCATCACCGTTGAGAAGAAGTCAATCGGCGATTTCTCTGAGATGTACCTGGAAGAGGAAGATGACCACTTCTACAAGGTTGACCTGAGCGACCCCGTTGAAGATGAGAACGGCAAGATCAAGTATGTCAAGATCTCACTGTTCATCCCAGCTTCCACAACTGGAGAGGCAGAGACCTATGCACGCAAGCTGTTCACAACGGCATTCGTAAACTCCACCAAGATCATGAATTTCAAGTCTGCATTCGTAACTGAGAGCAGTCTGGAGAGCATTGAGCGTAACTGGCAGAACATGTAATATGGACTACAAGCTGAACATACTTGCAAGAGAGCTTAAGTGCGAGGAGGTTGGGTTGCCAGACTTCCCCGCGCTGCTCTTCGGCAAGCTTGACGAACAGACGCTTGTGTTCAATGCCACCCAGTATCTCAAAAGCATAGAAAGGGAATGCGACTATAAGGATTTCTCACGCGCAATGAGGTTCTGGATAGACAGGATGGCTGAAGGCTATGGTGCCGACATAGCCAAGCTTTTCTACCAGAATCCGAATGGTGACCAATTGTACAATGAAATCCTCACGCACCTTTTCCTGGTATATCTCGATCCGGCCATCCTGGTCTACTACAACGACCTGGTGGACGATGCTATGACAAACGGTATAGCCTTCAGTGACAGCTTCATCACTGAACTTGCACAGACAAGGCTTACACCAGACATCATCAAAACCCTGAACAATGGAAACAGCAAGAAGAATAGCGGTATTTAGCCCCCAGCTCAAACTGGTGGCAATATCAAACGGTATCAGTTCCCTCGCAAAACTGATGGGAACGGATACCGGAAGCCTTCTCCGTGCCATCAAGGGTGAAAGAGTGACCTGTAACGGCTTCTATCCAAGATTCGTTCCGGATGACCTTATTATGGACATAGACGATTTCGGACTTGACCTTATTGAGTTTGACCTGGAGGTTCTGCAAGATGACAGGTTCATCTACACCACCAGGAACCAGAAAAGGACAGAAATCATCAGGGAGAGCGAATTTTCGAAGATACGTGACAACAGGCGCAAGCGTTACACATTCAATAACACAAAAAGCAAAAAGAAATGAAAAACGTAGAAGTAAAAATCGTAAATAAGGGCAACCAGCAATTACCTGCATACGCAACAGTACTCAGTGCCGGTGCTGACCTGAGAGCGAATATTGAAGAACCAGTAGTACTCAAGCCGCTGGAGAGAAAACTTATCGGAACAGGCCTGTACATTCAACTTCCCGAAGGCTTTGAGGCTCAGATCCGTCCACGTAGCGGTCTGGCACTGAAGCACGGAATCACTGTACTCAACACCCCAGGTACAATTGATGCCGACTACAGGGGAGAAATCGGTGTTGTACTGGTAAATCTCTCAAACGAGGAATTCACCATCAACCCTGGAGAGCGTATTGCCCAGATGGTTGTTGCTGAGCACGCACAGGCAATCTTCATGCCTACAGACAGTCTGGATGAGACAGAGCGTGGAGATGGAGCCTTTGGACACACCGGAGTTAAGTAATCACTAAATATCTTATATTATGGCACAGAAAAAAGAACCAATCCCCTTGCATCATTTTTCATTTCCTGAGGTGATGAAAGGTCTCCAGGAAGGCAAGGTATTCACACGATGGCATGACGGACGCTGTATCACCATGCAGATCCCAGCCAACATTGACAACGAGACAATCCCCAAGATGCAGAGCCTGTGTCCAAAGGCAAAGGAACTGCTCAGCTTGAAGAAGGGTATCTACTACAAAAACCAGGTGCTCATGCTCAAGCCTCTGGGAGAGAAAGTGATGGCAACCTACTACCAGCCCTCATGGGAGGACATCTTCGCTAACGACTGGCTTGACCTATGAAGAACGGATGGCACGACACTGACAAGTTGAAGCCAAAAGCTGACCAGGTTATTGTCGGTATATGGGCATACCTCACTGAGACGTTTGCTGAGCTTTGCTATTACGACAAGGATACGAAAGAGTGGTTCTCTGCCCAGCCTGGAAGCCAGGACAATGCGATTCAGGCACCAGATTACTGGATAGAGATGCCATACGACTAAGTGCCCGTTGACGAACGGGAAGTCATTCAGGGGTTGTGGCCCCTGTAACTGGCGATCACGGAGGAGCAGCAATGTTCCTCCTTTTATATTCCTATTGTTAAATACTGCTAACAATCCTAATTTAGTGTTTCGTTTGTTCAATTTCGCTTGATTTTGTTTCGTTTTGTTCATATCTTTGCACCCAGAAACTAAAACGAAGAGATTATGAGCAAGAAACATCAACTTACAAAGACGGACTACCTCAGCACAGAGGAATATCAGAAGCTTATAACGGGACTGCATGAGGACCATGACGTACTGGGTGAGACCTATGCCAGGATAGCAAAAGCGACAGCCCTCCGTATCTCAGACGTGCTCCGTATCAAGTGGGGCCAGGTTCTTGTTAGCAAGTTCACGTTCGATGAGCAAAAGACCAAGAAGCGCAGGCCTATCCCCTTTGCCGAAAAGACACTGGAGATTATGCGCGAGCTGTACGACATGAACGGTGCCCCAGGTCTTGATGCGCTTGTATTCATGAACAGCAAGACTGGGAAGCCATACACCAAGCAGCACATCAACCAGTGCATGAAGGTATGGAAGAGCAAGTACCACCTCAATGTCGGCAACTTCTCCAGCCACTCTTTCCGCAAGTCATTCGGAAGGGAGCTGTGGGACAAGATGAACAACTCAGACTACGCACTTACCACCCTAAGCGAGATCTTCAACCACTCCAATATTGCCATAACAAGGCGTTACCTGGGAATCCGTGACGAAGAGATTGCGGAGGCCTACGAAATGATTGAGGTATGAGGAAGTTTAGTGAAATGGTCGGCAAGTGCCGGATATGTGGTGCTGAGTACAGCTGCTACTTCTATGCAGACAGGTCACCGATAAGGAGATTTATGCTGAAAGAAAAGGTATGCGGTACATGCGCAAGCTGGATTACCAGGAAAAAGGACCCAGATGCCAAGGAGTACGTGATAGACGGTGAAGCCTACAATGTCTACCCCTTCCAGGACAATATAGGACTGGGCGATACCATAGGCAAAAAGAGATACCTTGTGGATATGGAGACCTGGAAAGCCATCAAGTCAAACGATGTGTGGCCTATAGGAAAGGTTCCAGCCCCGTTCTACACTGGTGACACAGCCGGATTCATAACAGCACTGGAATTCAAGGCTGCCAGGTTCGGAATACAGGAATGCAAGGGCGTGGCCTGCCTTGACCGTTACACATGCGTATTCTATGATAAGGAGAAACAGGAACCAAACGGGCCGGTAAACCAGATTCCGAAGGACTGGGTGGACGGCAGCGAGAGGTGCGGTACATACATTAATATTAACAAAGCAAGCAAAGTGTTTATGGAATGGAGAAAAAGAAAGCAATGACCAAGAAGGAGATGATCCAGTTGTACAAGGACTACAACATCATCAAACCAAGTGACCAGGCACTTGGGAGGTTTGCCAAAATGCTGGGTTACGCCAAGAAGCGCGTGATGACCAAAGGCAAGACAGAGCTCTGGTACGTATTGAATGACAGATGATTTTAAGGCAGAATTCCTTGTTCAAAGACCAATTGTATTATGAACAAGAATTTTTTCAAACCAAAATTTAAGATTCAGAGAGTTTACAACACAGAAAATGAGGCAACCCTTTATTCTGTATCGGTTATGTACTGGTGGTTCCCAGTGTGGTTTGTAGCACTAAGGCAGATTTTTGAAAGCGGACGGATAAACACCGGCGAGGCCGTATTCAATTCAGAGGATGACGCAGTTGAGTACATCAAGCGTCGCTATAATGTAATTACATCGGAGAAATATGAAGAGAGAGGATAAAATTGACAAACTGATGAAAAGCGTGGAGGCTGAACTGACTGATGTGGATTCCTTCATGGTGGTGTTTGCCAACGGATTGACCAATGAGGTGTCCACTGGGCTGCTTTCAAACAATCCATCAATGCTGATCTCAGCAATATGCGAGACGTTTGACATCCAGAGCGACGACGGAAAGGGCGTTAACTTCCTTGACCTGTTCAGCTCAGTCATCATTACCTATGCTAAGGCGCACCCGAAGTTCGCCACACAATTCATCCAGACGTTCAACAGAATTATGTACGGAATAGATATTGATATATGTTAGAATTCAAGCCATACGACAAGCCTCTCCTGAGGGAGATGCTAAGAGACCCAAGAGGTGTGAGGAATGACCCATACCTTATATTCGTAGCGTATTTCTGGGACAATATCAAGAATGACCGCTACCAGTTCCTCTATGATGACGAAGATCCGGAAATCGTTCCTGAATATTACGAATTCACAATTGACGGAAAGGAGATTGAGAAAAACATATTCGAAACGATACTGGAGTCCTGCATGGAGGATATTATTTCAGCACAGCAGAACAGGCTTACGGTAAGGATAAACGACAAGCCGTACCGTGTAAACAAGTTCCCAGAGATCGATCCTGCTGCCCTTCCGAAATTCTTCAATTTCGAGGTACATGACGACCTGGTTACGATAAGCCTGGATAAGGTCAACACCTATATCCCGACTGGTGAGGACTACGAAATGGGTATCGGCCAGCAGACCAAGAGCAGCAGGTCGTACCTTCATAAAATCGTGTACCTGGTGGAGAATGACGACGAGGGCTGGGACAAGCTTACGGACATTGAGGCCGTTGCCTATACCTGGGCTGTGAAGATGGCCAAATGTGAGGGTAAGGAAGCCGTTGCCTGTATGCCTGAGATACTGAAATTCGTGAAGTATGTGGACAAGGAGCTCTGCGACATGGATATTGAGAACCTTCCTGACTGCTGGATTCACGACTTCAACCTGGCAAAGGTAACCATCGATGCCCAGTTCTCAGCCACACTCATGGAGAAATGGAACAAGAAGCACAAGCAGAAGTCCTATATTGATGAAATTGACGATGAAAAGGCCAAAGAATTCTGGTATGACAACTGTACAAGGCTGTTCTACGGAAAGAACGTGTAAGACCTGCATCAGGTTCCAGCGTCCTGCACCGAGAAAATGGAAGAAATGCCTGGACGGTATCATAAGCTGCAAGAACAGTTGGAAAGGTGACTGTTGCCTTTGGTGGCGTGACAAGTAAATGAAAAAGCCTTCTTCTCTCTATTTCCTATAAAGAAACGGATATGAAGAAGGCTTTTTTGGATTTCCTAAGTATTGTAAAGCAGGTGTTCTGTTCACCTGACGGCAGGCTGAGCAGCAAGCGCGTGTTCGGAGGCATGGGCTGGATGGTATGCCTTTGGGTCCTGATCCACTGCACGCTCAAGCATGTGGAGGCTCCAGTGATTACAGAGGTTATAGTAATCGTATCGGCCACACTGATGGGTGTCGGTATCTTTGACTCCTACGGAAAGAAAAAGATAAAGAAGTACGGGGATCAGGAGAATACTACCGAGTAGAGGCAATCTTTTCCAGTATCACATTCAACAATTCCCTGGCATCCTCAGGTGTCAGGAAGTAGTTACCGCACTCATACCTCTGGTTGTGCTGGGGTGTCTGGTTGTCCTGGGCTGCTCTCAATGTGAACCTGTCAGTGATGTACCAGTATGTTCCTCCGGCACGCATTCGGGGCCTGGGAGCTGATACCCACATGGCTGCTTCATCCCAGACATAGCCGAAAGACTCCAGGGTGGCAAGTGATTTCTTCTTTTCCTTGAGCGTGAGAAGCCTGATGTTCGTGCCATAATCAATTTTGTACTTCACCTGCTTCAGACCGCTTCTTCTGTCCGGATAGCCGATAACAAGGTCACGCCTGTCCATCTGGAGAATAACACCATGAGACTGGAGGCTTGAATTCTTGGTTGCCATGACCCAGGTTCCAGGACGGAGGCTGGGAAGCTTGATGATCTCGTCGGCAATGTTGATGGAGTAACCCATGTCGAAAAGGTCGTCCATGAATTTGGCCAGCAGCTCGTTTGCATTCTCAAGCTTCCTTGTCTTTTCGGTAACCTCGAAGTCACGTATGATAAGTTTTGTCAGGCCATTGTCCTCATAGTAGGCATCAACAAATGCAATGCCGTTCTCGATCTTCCTGACATGGCCCACTGTGGAGCCGAAACGGATGATGCTGCCAGCGTAGATATGCAGCTCGTCAAACTTGCTGAACTTTTCCATATTCTGCGGATTTATCAATTGCTGGGTGCAAAGGTACAAAGGTTCTGGAAATTTCTCTTGTTAATGGATGTTATTATGGTTTAATGTTTGTGAAAATCTGAAAAATCGGACAACTGGGTGTTTTGGAGGCGGCTATTTAACTTAAATGGGCAATATTGCCCGATGTTCTAAATATTAATAAAAATGGAAACAGCTAAAGTTGAAAAACGCGGCAAAGTGTTCAAGGAACATGTCTTTGCAATGAGCGGAAGTTATGGTTTTACGATTTTTGACTCGTTCAATTATCTTTTTGGTGACGAAATATTGCTTTGGGGCAAAATTTGTGAAACCGCATTCAAAACAACAGATCCAAATGGAACGGTTTATATAAGTGAGAGGTGGATGCGGAAACATTACACCGACACTGTAGAATTAGATGATAGTTTTCGTGCCCTCAAAAGACTTTGCGACATAGGGTACATAACATGTGATTTTACAGAAAACAACGAAATTGCTGTTAATATAAACTGGGAAACTATAGAAAGCGTAATAGCACTTTTTGGAAACTCAAGGTCACTTGGAACCTTAACAAGATTTATTATTGGGCTTGATGATGACTCTGGAAAAGCTAAGTGTGGCCCAAAGGACGCTTCGTTAAAAGAGATTGTTAAGGCAAGAAATATGATGAACATGGAAAGGAATGAATTTAAGGATTCGTTCAAATGTTCGTATAATCATCTTAGAGAATGGCTATGCAAGTAATTCAATCTATCAAATTGGCTTATGAAAAAGGAATTGGTAGGTCCTGGGAAGGTGTACCAGGAGCAAATGAAGCATTGTGGGCACAGCTCAGTAATGATTCATCCAGAATTGCTTGTGTATCTGAAGTCATCGGAGCTGCTGTTCTGGATAGAGATTTGTCGAAGGGCGAACATGACCAAGTTTCCGGATGGGACGTTTATTGCGGAAATCGGAGATATGGCAAGGTCGGTCTGCATGAAGGAAAGGCACGCGAAGGACATGCTTTCGTCACTGGTGGAGATAGGATTTGTGAAAAGGTATCGCAAGAAGGGATACAGGTACGAAATCTCATATTCCTCAATAACGACACTGCTGAATATCCTGGATCTGAATCCTGGATGCGGAAGGGAACTGAGAAATATCAGGGAGCAACAGAACATAGATTTTATAAAAAATTCGGAAATAAGGAGTGCCTGCAAAGCGGCTGGAGTGGAATTTACGGAATGCGATTTTTTGGTAAAATAATGGGTTTGTCAAGAAATTACAGGTGCACAAATGTGCACCTTTGGGTATTTTCAGGTGCACAAATGTGCACCTTTGCGCCCCCCATTTCAGGTGCACAAATGTGCACCTCCAAAAAAATAATATATATAACCCCCAATAATGAAAATTATATTGATGAAATAATACTGGAATATCTCAATTTTTGGATTGAGCTATTCCCAGTCTCATTTCATGTTAATGAAAAATATTTTTTGGAGGCCCTGGGAATTCGTGATCTCATTCCCAGCCCCCTTTTTAAAAAAGTGGGTTCGGCCACCAAAAAGGTCAAGAGTCGTTTCTCTCCTCTTTCCAAATTTTCTGGTCAACTTCGTTGCCCTCCCCATCCCCAAACCCCTTCCCCACGCACGCGGGCGGGTTTAAGAATAAGGTAAAAATCAAAATCTAAAAATCAAAAGATATGGGAAAAAGAAAAAATCAAAATTCAAGTATCAACATGGGGCCGCACTCAGGAACCCGCTTTTCGGAGTTTGACCTGGCAGCCCGACGCACCACCATCCCGCTTCATTCATTCCTGAGGCCCGATGAGCTTTCTCTGTATTATGTGCTTGACAGGCTTCCAGTGCGCTCAGAGGTTGGACTGGCAGACAACAACATCCAGCACATGCTTGCAAGGATCATGGGGACCTCTCTGGAAAGGGTACGGTACACCATTGACAAGATGGCCAGCCTTGGTATTGTGGTACAGCCAGGAACAAACACAACATATCTGGAGTCGGTTATTGAGTTCAAGATTGTGTATGACCTTTGTGTAAAACTTGGCAGCTATCCGTTCGGTTTCGGGGAATTCCTCAGGAATATTACGGGGAATACCAATGTGGACCACATAACCCCGAAGGACTATGTTACGGCCTACAAGAATATGAATGACTGGTATGATATGGAATTCAGCCGCTACCAGGAGAAGAAGCGTAAGGAGGCCATGAAGAAGAATGACGGCTGGAGGTTCAGGAAGGATGATAACCTGGAGCCTGAGAATGATTAGTATTAACAATTAAATATAAGTATTATGGAAGATTTGTTTTATTGGTATTTCATTGGTGTCCTTGCCAGCATACCGTTTGCGTTCTATGACATGGGCATGTATCTGGCCAATGAGTCGTATTCAAAGGTCGGAGGATCTAAAGGAGCAAGAATTTTTGCGTTCTTCTTCTATCTGTTCATCTGCTTTGGGTCCTGGGTAGTGTTTATCCTGGATGCCTTTGCTTTTGTGTGTGATCTGATTTTTGGTATTAAAAGATTTGGGAGGAATGAAAATGAGTAAGAGACATTTCTATTTATGGCTGCTGTGGGACCTTTGTTTCATGTGCATTGGAGCAGTTGACGTTTATAGGTATATTGTGTGTGATGATGGGGTCATGGCACTTATATGCGGATCTATCATTATCCTGATTTCCCTGTATTGTATTTATCACTCAATTGAAAAAAGAAACAAGGATGAAAAAGAGAGAGCTGTTGGAGAATAAGGTTTTCCAGGCTGCTGATATGGAGGATGAGATTGTGCTGGAGGTTTCCGGAGAGCATAAGTTCAGGACAGTCCGTATCAAGAAGCAGGAAGGGAATGATAACAGAGTGTTGGTTTTAAGTACAAGAGTAAAATGACAAAGAAGGAATTTTTGAAGTTGCCTATCTGGAACAAGATTCCGGACAATGCAGAGATCCTGGGTACTGTTTTCAGTATGGTTAAGCACCTGGATGATCATCAGAGAGTGAAGAAGGTTAAGTCTGGAGGCATTTATGAGATGGATGCTGACGTAAGGCTTATCTACAGTTCGCATAAAATAAGGGAGGCTGAGAGCAATGACCAAGAGTGATATTCTGAATAATTATGTGTTCAAGTCGCTGGATGAGAGCGCGGCAATGTGTGTGGAGCTTACAGAAGAGCCCATCCCAGGTTTCAAGACCACTGAGAGCGGTAAGAGAAGGTGTGGAAGGGCTATTCTGGTCACTAAGATATGTTCCAAGTGGGAGGTTAAGAAGGCACTGGAGAAGTTCAAGTTCCGTAACGGCACCACTATTTCTGGAAGGATAGGTTATTATGATTACAGTCACGTAGTTTGGATTAAGCTATGATAGATCAGGAGCAGATTAAGGAGATTCAGGACAAGGAGCTTTCCAGCCCACATGAGCAGAGCTGGAAAGATAGGCTTGTGGAAGAGTACTTGTATGTGGATTCCAAGGTAGGAAGGCTGCATAGGTTCGTTGAGTGGGATGAGAGGTTCGCTAAGCTGGATAAGGAGAGGCAGACGCTTCTTGTGAGACAGCTGGAGGTAATGAAGGAGTATCTGAAGGTTCTTGGTAAGAGAGCAAGGCTGGAGGGTGTCTGGAATGAAATAGCGAACATTATACAGTGGTCCCAGGCTATTTAAGGATGTAGTAATAATCTCATAAGTAAGTTTTAGGTTTTAGTTTGAGCTGGCTGCCCTGTCTATGATGGATGGGGTAGCTTTTTGTTTGTGTTTGTAAAGATTTGGGAATGTGGTGTGGGGTGTTCCAAGAAATTCGGATTTGAAAATTGGGCCCCCGAAAAATTTTGGGGAAGGCTATATATGGGGTTTTTATATGTCAGAAGTTTTTATTTTTGGTGCGCCTGGCGGCGAAAATGCCCATACGGGCCTGTCCTGCGGACGGCATTCTATTATAGGGAAAATATGACATTTTTAAAGTCGCTCGTCTGAGATCCCAGGAATTTTGTTGTGAGGGTTGTGGGGAAAGTGTGGGGAAAGGGAGAGTAGCCGGTGTGGGAAGGGGTGGAAAAACGGATTTGAAAAATGGGGTAAAATTTTGTGTGTGGAATCCCGTACCGAGGTGGTGGGGTGTTCGGTTTTTTTTACTTTCCTTTGGTGCTTCAATCCCTTTGTTTATCGGTGTTTTGCAGATTTTTGGTGTAAATTTTTGTTTGTTTCACTTTTGCCAAAAGTGAAAGTAAAAAGTAGCCCTATACCTTATTAATATATAATGTTCCGAAATTTTTACATTTTTGAGCCAATTGTGAAAAAGTGTTTAAAAATTTAGGTGTTCGGCAACAAATGGAAAAATCTCTCAAAACTCCTTTATTTACAGGGCTTCCCAGTGATTTCCTTGTTGTGGGTTTGTTTTCCCATCTCACTAATCCAAGCCAAAATCGTGTCAAAAAATCAGAAATTGCCACCTTCAAAAGTCCCTTCAAACAGTCCAAAACCAACAAAAACACAAAAATTTCGTAAATATTTTTGAAAACTTTTATTTTTTTCCTTATATATCTTTTAAAGATATTAACCTACCCTAAACCTACCTACATATCCCAGGTATTTTGTAAACTTTTCTGAAAACTTTCAAAAAATAATTGCAGAAAAATTTGGAGACTGAAACAAAGACCGCAGATATTTGCAGTGTCGATGATTAAGTCCCCAGCCATACAAAGGGCATGGCACTCAAAGACAAGCGCTCTTTACATAATGCGACACAGGCTCTTTAGAGCCGAAGAACAAAGCTCGTCCCCAGCGTAATATAGTGGGCATGGCACGACTTTGTTGCAGGCATTCTCTCGAAGAGAGAACAACACCAGTAGAATGTCCTCCCCGTAGGGGAGACTGAAGAACCGACCAAAGCACTCAGCCCCGTATGTATAGCTAACAGGCGGGCGCGAGAGAGAGCAACCAAATTTTAGAACTTGTTCTAAAATTGCAGATGCAAGCCGACCACAAGTCAAAATGCTTGCATTTTGTAGTCCCACAAGGACAGGCAAGTCCTGCTTTAGAAAGCAGGAGGAGCGAACACTGGTTGAGCAACACCCTTTAGGGTGCCAGTTTGGGGGAACAACCCATATAACTCGTAGAGTTATCTGCTATGTAGCAGCAGTCCCAGTGAAGAACTCGTTGCATACTCAGCTTTGCTGAGTGTGGAGGTCAAGGACACGTTAGAAATTGCCGTGACCCAGCCCTTTATGGGCTGATAGCATAGGCTAACGAGAACAAACGGAGTTTGCTCTGGGTGGCTCTAAGAGAGCCGTCTCGGTTTCTTAGGGATAAGCTATGCTTATGACCGACTCCCACCCAGGGCTCAAAAATTTTAATTTTTGTTTCATTTCAGCCCTACGGCATCACGGTCAAGCCGCATTTTATGACAACACGCAAGAATAACAACCGCAAGCAGAGTGCAACAACCCGCGTAAACAAAGCCGCCAAAACTGCAAAGCAGTCAGTCCACACTTGGAATGCCGTCACGAGAGCTTTCCAAGAGCCATCCAACCATAAGGTTGGACGTGACCTCCTTGAGGCTATGAACACTTTGGGTGTTCATGTGACGAGACTGGCAACCCTCAAGACGGCTGATTTCTTCACTGCATGGTGGGGTGGTCTGAAAGACCAGGCTGGCAACCCTCAGATGTTCAAGTCAGTCGGTTACAAAGTAACCGTCTGCGGAGAGGACAAGCAACTCTATACCCTCGAAGAGGGTGGCATCTACAAAGCCGTCAAGACCTACGAAAAGCGCACCATTCTGTCTACGACAGACAAGAACTTCGACAAGTCCGAGAACATAGCCCCTACTACGGATGTAGTAGTCGATGGCTTGAGGCAGTGTGCTCTCTGCGACACTTGGGTTAGCAAAGCTAAGAAAGCCGAGAAGAATGCCCAGTCTATGACTGAGGGCTACATCAACAACGGCACTGCCCAGCAGCCCGACTGGTGCCACGTTGCTCTTAGCAACGGAGAGTGGATTTTCACTGGTCTCGAAGAGAAAGCCGCCAAGAAAAAGTCCACCAAAGGTGGCAAGAAGAGCAGCGTGAAGAAAGCAGCATAACCCCTATGGGGTTCCCTGGTAGCCATTGCAGTCCGACTTTGGGGACTGGTAAAGCAAAGCTTTATGGAGGGTTCGATTCCCTCCTTTGGCACTAACTAAGCCCTACCGCAAAACGGCAAAGCGGACAGATATGCGAGAAATACTCACTATGGGCGATATGTTTACAAAAGCCCAGCTTAGTGCTCTGGAAAAGGGCATCAAAGCAGACCAAAAGGAGGGGCTGCCCCTGCGTTTACGCAAAAAAGCCCAAAAGTCCGAAATGGAGGAAATTCGTGGCAAAGTCCAGTGGCAGCGTCACAAGAAACAAGCGGGCGACTGGGTAAGCAAAAAGCCCTACATTACGCAGGAAGAGGCTCAGAAAGCGTTCAATGCAAGGGAGTCAAAGCGTGAAGAGCGCAAAGCTGCAAAGTGTACCCTGGAGACAGGTGCGCAAATGTTCAACACAGGTAAGGGCGTGCGTACAAAGAAGCGCGTTTCCGACCATGTTGGGGAGAAAACTGGCAGTTATCTTCACGTTGTAAGGTTCGTAAATTCAAAAGGCACAATAGTGTGCAAATCCAAGAAAACTTTTTAACAATACCACAAAGCA